CGCCCCTCCGGGCTGTTGGCAATCACGTCGGCGTAGCTGCGGGCGCTCTCGTGCCGCATGCGCCCGGCGTAGCCGCTGACCAGTTCTTCCCGGCCGCGCTCGAACCGCCGGTAGCCCCGGACCATGCCAGGCACCCCGGGGGCACCGCCATGGCCGAACGGGCGGTCCACCGCACCGATGGCGAGCAGAACCTTGTCCAGGTGCGGGGTGTGCTTCACGACTGGCCTCCTGCCAACGCCATGTATTTATCAAGGAACTGGCCCACGCTGGCCTGCACCTGGTTGAACCCCTGCGGCAGGTACTGGGGCGGGATGTTGCCCTGCTGCGCACCCTGCGCGGGCGGGCCACCTTGCGGGGGTCCTCCCTGTCCCTGCTCCGTGCCGGGCGGCTGAAGCGGCATGGGGGTGCCATCGGGGCCGACGTTGACCTGGCCCTCGCCGTACTGCTGCTCCATCAGCTTCTGCTGCTTCTCCCGGTCGGCCTTGATCTGGTCGTAGTCCACGTCCAGGCCAAGCTCCTCGGCCATCTTTTGTTCTAGCTCCAGCATGAAGTCCGGGGTAACGTTGGCGGTCTGGCCTGCCGCCGCGAGTTGCGTGAACGTCTCCTGGACGGCGGCCTTTTGCTCGGCGCTTAGCTGGCCCCACTTGAAGTGCGGGTACAGGCCGGACCCGAAGTTCCAGTCGATGAAGCGAGGGAAGATTTGGTTGTCGATGAACTGGGCCATGTCCTCCAAGATGGAGTCCAGCATCATCATGAAGGTGGCGTCGGACTGCTTTCCGAAGTCCACCAGGGATGTCTCACCGTCGCCACCGCCCTGGTCGTCATCGAACCACTGCGCGAGCACGCTCTTGCTCATCTGCGAGTTGTGGTGGTTGATGATGCCCAGGAAGTCGAAGGTGCCCGAGTCCACAAGGTTGTTCACCTGCCAGTCCGACGACGGCAGCGCGATCCACGACGCCAGACCTAGCTGGGACAGGCCCTTGATGAAGCCGTTCTTGTCGTTCACCGGGGGGTTGGGCGGCATGGTCCCCACACGCATCCCGACCGCCTTGCGCTGGGCGGCGAGGTGGGTGATGTAGTAGAGCTTCACTTTTTTGTCATGGTGATAGAACGCCGTCTCGAACATGGAGGTCCCGTAGAAGGGGCGCTCGGCCTCCTCGTTGGCGAAGTAGATCGCCGTCTCCCTCGGAATCTTCACGTCGATGGTCCGGCCCTGGAAGAACGTGCGCTGCCGGAACCCGTTGAACTGGCCCTGGCCGTCCAGCAGGAAGGTCAGCGTCTCGCTTGGCCGCCAGCTAATCTCCCGCAGGGTGTACTTGCCCTTCAGCGGGCCGTCGTCGGGCTGCCAGTAGATCATTTCCCACGCGGTGAACCCGTTGAACAGCGCCAGCAGCATCTGGCGCACGAAGGACTTGAACGGCTTGGCCATCCCGCCCCCGGCGCTGGGCTGGAACAGCAAGTCCTTGCAGAACTGGGCCTCCTTGGTGCCGCCGGTCTGCCCGTCCGCTGGGATCACGTCAGACTGCTTCAGCGCGGCGAGGATGGGCATGGACAGCAGCCGGTACAGCGCCCTGGCCTGGCCGTCCGTGCGGCGCATGGCGGTTAGCTGGGTGATGGTGACGGCATCCTCGCGGAATATCTGCCAGGAGTCCCGGTAGGGGGTGGAGAACGGCAGGTAGTACGGGACACCGACAGCCCAGTTCTCGTCCTGCGCGGTGGGCTTATCCAGCTTGCCGATGCTGTCGGTGTCCAGGATGTAACCCTCTTGGCCGAAGCCCTGAGCGGTAACACCCATCCCGCCAGGCGGGGACGCCCCCTGGCCTGGTCCCGGCATGATGGTCACGCCCAAGACAATCGGGAAGGGCCTGGCCGCAGCCAGGCCCTGGAGCCAACTTGACCTCCTTCCCGGCACTGGTACCGGGAAAGGGGGGAGGCCCGGCCTACCCTAGCCGGGCCTCCCTATACGTGACCTTTGTAAGGGCCGCTTCCGTTCACCTGTTGCCGCGCCAGGTCGGCCTGCGTAGTCCGGGCGCTCTGCCGATTGAGCTACCCCGCCACGATGGAGGCGGGGCCGGGGATTGAACCCGGATCACCCGAATGGGTTATGCCTGGCACAGCCACCTTGGTGGCGGTGAGCTTGCTGAGCCTAGAGCGTGAACCTGGTGCTGCGTGCCGGGGTAGCCGGACTTGCTGCTCCTGCTCGTGCTAAGCCTGCGCTCGCTTAATGGTACCGCCTCGGTCAGTCTCCGAGCAGCCACGCGAAGATGTCCCGGCCCGCCTCGCGGTCGGTGACCGTGATGGAGTTGGCCTCCTCGCGGGCGCTGATCACAGCGCGCTTCAACTCGGCCAGCTTGCCGCGAAGCTGCCGGGCGCGGTCAGCGGACACCGCACCAGAGAAGTGGGTCTCGTTCCAGTGGCCCACCACGTCGTCGTCGGTGAACACCTCCACCTGCGCCGGGATGCCCACGCCATCCTGAATCACAGCGGGAGCCTTCTCCCAGTTGTGCCGCACCTTGGTGCGGTGCTGCCTGCGGCCCTCGGGGGTGCGCCACACGCCCTCCATGCCCTGATCAGGCTCCCAGGTCTGGCCCGGGTCCCGCAGCGGCAGCGCATTGAACACCTGCTCCAGCCGGTTCACCTGCTTCTCCAGGAACAGCAGGTAGGTGACCGGGGCATCGTGGACCAGGACATGCGACTGACCGTTGGGGGCGGTCACCACCACGTCGGCCGTGGCCTGCGCGTCAGTGGCCTCCTTGGTCAAGGTCACATCGAACAGGCGCTCCAGTTCGTGGCCCAGCCGCTCCAGCACGTCCTCGGCCACCACCTGCGGCATCTGCCGCTGGACAGGGCGCTCCGGTGCGTGCGCGTGGTCGTCGGGGTCCAGTGGCACATACGTGCGGGCGATGCCCGTAAACGCCTTGGCGTCCGCGCCCAGGTAGGTGGTGGCCGTCCGCAGCGCGGTGGCCGCCCCCTCCTTGACGTTGGCCTCGACAGCGACAATCTGATTCAGCTTCGTAGGCATGGGAGTCTCCGCTCCTCTAGTAGGGTTGCCATCTCTGTTACCGGGAAGCGTGAGAACTCAACAGTGAGCACCCATGGAGTCGGTGCCCGGAGTCGAACCGGGTTAAGACGGGGTTGCAACCCGTCACCTATGCCGTTCGGTCACACCGACGTGGGGCGCGGGGCGGGAGCCTGAGCGCGCTTCTACCTGCGCTCTAGCGATGCTGTGAAAAACCAGGCGGCTTCGAAGCTCCCGCCCCGCTGAGGCTGGTACCGGAAGGGGATCGGTGCGTGATGCTCCCGGTACCAGCCCCTACTTAACACATATCCAGGTTTTGCGGATTCCGTGCGGCTAGAAGGTGCCCTTGCAGATCGCGGTCCACAAGGCGATGGTCGGCTGGTCGTGGAACTGGTGCTGGTGCGCCGCGTCGGTGCTCAGCACACCGCCCGTGCAGTCGGAGTACCAGTACAGCCAGGCGTGCCACGGCGGTGTCTTATCAGAGAGCAGGTAGGTGGCGTCCAGGGCGATCCGCTCGGCGCGGGCTGCGTCGCTGGCGGTGTTGTTGACGCCGTACTCGCAGATCATGAGCGGCTTGCCGCTGTGCCCGGTGTGGGCCAGCCAGTTCTGGAACTCGTCATACCCTTCCAGGCCGTTCGTCGGCCACTTGCCGCCCGCCTGGTTCTGGTAGCAGTCCAGACCGTAGGCGTCCACGTAGTCCGGGGGGACGATCCAGGAGCCATCTGCTGCGTGCTGGCCCTTGTGGTAGGCGTACCCACTGGAATCAGCACAGACCCACACGTCCGGGTTGCCGACATCCTTGATGGCTGCGGCGATGGGCACGAACCAGTGCAGGAACGCGCTCGGGCTGGTCCACTTGCCGCCACCCTCGTACTCCTGGGACAAGATCATGATGACCGGCTGCCCGAGGGGGATGGACTTGACGTAGTTGGCGGCGATGGCCGGGGTCGTCTTGGGGTCGTCAAGACAGATCAGTTGCAGGACCGAGGGGGGCAGGGTGCTCTCCTGGTCCTTGCGGTTGTGACCCTTCGCCCAGGTCTCCACCGGCTGCCCGGGGGAGTAGAACATCTTGTTCGCCTGGAGGTTGCCACCGAAGGTGGGCTGGCCAAAGCTCAGCCAGTCACTGGTGCAGGTGGAACACTTGCCCACCTGACTGACTTCGGCCCCGACGTACTGAGCGACCTTGGCGTTGTAGCTGTAGGTCGATCCACCGGGGGTGTGCTGCGCCGGAAAGGAAACCGTTGCGCCCTTGACATACACAGGGGTCGTCATGACCAGCACCTTAGCGACTTGGTGGGCGGGGCGGGAGTCGGACCCGCACCTTGCTGCTTAGGAGGCAGCCGCTCTATCCGGTTAAGCTACCCGCTCGCGGCCCCAGCAGGATTTGAACCTGCGACCTGCGGCTTCGGAAACCGCTGCTCTATCCGCTGAGCTATGGGGTCTTGGAGGCGGCCGGGGTGTGTCAGCCCCGGCCACCGGAGGCGGAGACGGTCCTCGCCACAAGATTCGCTGCGCCTCTACTTCTATGCTCCCAGCGGGAGCCCGTTTGTTAAGTACCGTCTTTGGGCCTGCGTATGGGCTTAGTCCGATGGTCGTCGGCGCTGTCGGCCCGCCGGGGCGGCTTGGTCCGGCCTCCCGGCTTCTGCCCGGTGGGCTGGCCTAGCTTGCGCCTCGGGGGCGGCGCGTCGTCCTTCTTCCCGTGCCTGTCTCTGGGTGGCATGCCATCTGTTACGTGCCGGACCTTGGTGCCGACCCAAGTCTGTCCGTAGACGCCTGCTTTACAGGCAGGGGAGCGTGCCGCCGCTCACATCCGGCTGGGGTGGGTGACGGGTCCCGAGACCGCACCTCGTGGCTCACAACCACGCGCTCTGCCTTTGAGCTACACCCACAGTGGGCAGTCCAGGTACCGATCCTGGGGCCTGCGCGGTGTGAACGCGCTGCTCCTCCATTGAGCTAACCGCCCGGAAATTAGCAGCTAATTAGCTGCTAACTGTCCATACATTTAGCACCCCCGACAGGAATCGAACCTGCACACCCCTGATCCGTAGTCAGGTGCTCTATCCGTTGAGCCACGGGGGTAAGACTTGCGTGGGCGCAGAAGGAGCCGAACCTTCCGCCTCCACCGTGTCAAGGTGGCGCTCTCCCGCTGAGCTATGCGCCCGGGTTGGGAGAGCCCGCCGCGCTACCGGCGAGTTCGCCTGCAAGGGGCGGCATCGTCAGGTCTTCCGCCCGCACCTCGGTCCTGACCTGCGGGGCCAGGCTGAGCTATCACTCTCCCAAGCGGAGACGAAGGGATTCGAACCCTCGGCCACCGGATCGACAATCCGGCGCTCTGACCAACTGAGCTACGCCTCCATGTATCATACTACCTCCCTGGCGAGGAGCCCCGGCACGGGACCGGGGCG